ATGGGAATTGAGCTGCACAAGCTGTCAGCCAGGAAGGTGGCAACAATCAGCGAGGCTGGCTACTACGCCGACGGCGGCGGCCTGTATCTGCAGGTGACCGCCAGCGGGGCCAAGTCCTGGATCTTTCGGTATAGGTTCGAGGGCAAGCGCCCCGAGATGGGCCTAGGGCCAACTCACACTATATCCCTGGCCGAGGCCCGGGATGCCGCTCAAGCTGCCCGGAAGCTGTTGTTAGCTGGGCACGACCCTCTGGCTGGACGGCGGCGGGCCAAGGCGACCGCAGCAGCAACGCCGACTTTCTGGGAGGCGGCCGAGACGTACATCGCCGAACGCCGGGCCGGCTGGAAGAACGCCAAGCATGCCGACCAGTGGACCAACACTCTGGAAACCTACGCCAAGCCGATCATCGGCTCCAAACGCGTGGACCGGATCGAAACCGAGGACGTGCTGGCCGTGCTGCGCCCCATCTGGGCCACCAAGACCGAGACTGCAACCCGCGTGCGCCAGCGAGTCGAGTGCATCCTCGATGCCGTGAAGGTCCAGAAGCACCGATCCGGGGACAACCCGGCCAGGTGGAAGGGTCACCTCGCCATGATCCTGCCCAAGCCAACCACCGTCACCAAGGTTGAGAACTTCCCGTCCCTGCCTTATGGCGAGATGGCGGGGTTCATGAGGGAGCTGCGCAAACGGATCGGCGAGTCGGCGCGAGCCTTGGAGTTCACCATCCTCACAGCGGCTCGCACGGGGATGACCACGGGCGCAGTGCCAGCCGAGCTAGACGCCAAGGGCCTCAACTGGACCGTGCCAGGCGACCGAATGAAGGCGAAGAAAGAACACGTCGTGCCCCTACCTCTGGCCGCGCAGGAGCTGGCCAGGCAACGGCGTGATCGTGAGCTTCTATTCCCGAACGACGCCACCGGGGAGCCCTTGTCCGAGAACGCGATGCTGGCGCTGCTGAACCGCATGGGCTACGGCCACGTCACCGTTCATGGCTTCCGGACCACTTTCAAAACGTGGGCGGATGAGGTCGGCGAGTACCCGGACGACCTTTCCGAGGCGGCGCTGGCACACACCATCAAAGACAAATCCAAGGCTGCTTATAAGCGCGGAACGATGCTTGAGCGACGGCGAGAGATGATGGAGGCCTGGGCTAAATTCTGCGGTTGCTAAAAGAGAAAATAGAACCCTCTGCCGCGCACGAATCGTTCACGGCATCAAATGCATCCTTGGTCTCCGCTACTACGTACCGAGAGCCCACAATGAAGCCGCGCGACGAGAGGTCAGCCCGAATTTGGACCACGGTCATATGCATTCTACTGGGCGCCCTTCTCTCATCGCTACTGCAAGCGATATAGATACAATTCGAGATAGATCCCTTATTGAATGACGGGGTCTTTGAACGCCACAAGCAGGCTGAACGTCAAAAAAGATCGCACGGCGAACTCTCTATTTACCATGCCTCGATCGTATGAAAAACTCCGGCTCCAATTTGATCGCCTTGCGTATCAGCTCCTGATCGAAGCGCGGAATAACCAGCAGTTGGCCCCAACACAAAACTATTAGAACTTCGGAAACTGGCTGCACAAATAGTCGCAGCAGTACGCGACCGTCAAGACGAGAATAGAATCCTATTAAACGTCCAAAAAATCGTGTTACAAGCCACAATGCATGCTTCAGCATCCACCCTAGACAACGATAACGATCCTAAGGAACCTTAAAGAAGCCGGAATCACGACGAGCCTTGCGGGCGTCACGCGCGCAGTTTGGGCTACGCGGCCGGCACGCCGGAGTTTGGGCTCGCAGCGCAGAGACCACCCTTCCCAAGAGGAAGGATGCTGATGGCCGGTGAGCCATCACCGCAAATTCTAGCTCATAGTCGCCATATCACCTAGTGGCAAAAGCACGCGCTCACCAGCGCCATCCACACAGCCAAAAGATGTGGCGCGTCTAGCTAGGGTGGAGCATGACGCGTGAGCATCCACCGACTGGATCCCAGGGCAAATGGCGATGAACCTCATATGCACCAGGCGAATGGCCTCCTATCAGTACGCACAATGCTCAACTCTCTCGGCCCCTTCAGGAGCCCACCTGCGACCCCAAAAACCATCAATCGTTGGAGAACGATCGATGGGAGAGAGAAAACAGATTCACATAGCTCTGCTATCGCGCGGAAGACCCACACCCCACCTAGGCGGAACCAATGTCCTTCAATCTTCGAATGGAATTTGTAGAACATTGACATAAGTCACAAAACAGATCGCTTAACCATTAATTTAAATCTACTTGTGGGCGGTCCCAAGGAGGCACATGATCTTCGCAAAAAGCATCGAGAGAAAGCATGACTATTCAGCAAACCCAGTATGCGCTCCTAAGATGCCGTTTTGATCTTGCAGCCCATGAGCTCATAGCGAACTCCGCGCATACGCCACTACCACAGCGATCCGCGTTATTCAAAAGGCTTTTACAGATAGCGGTTGAAATCACCAAAGAGGTTCAAGACGCACAGGACGAGGTAGCGATACTCCACAGCTTACAACGCATTCTCGAACGGGCGGGCAAGGCAGTCAGTTCTCCAGATTGCTTTAACCCATTAGTTACTTCCCGATCTCCGCCTTACCAATTCGTAGTAGACGGATCATCAGATGATGCCAACCACTCAAGGAACCGAGCTCACAGAAGCTGAAGTTACGCGGCTCCGCCACGCCTACGAGCATTATGGAGCCACGGACGGCTTTTGGCTAATTCTGGATGAAGTTACGGATGCTATAGTAAGTCGAACCAATTGCACTAAACATGCGGTTAACGTGCAGATAAGAAAAGAGTTCAAACAGTTGGCAGAAACGGATCCCCGATTCGAAGCAGCTTTCTGACAGTTTTACGTCCGTTGCATCCGCCTCCATACGATACTCTTTTCGCGAATAGGCATAAGGCGCGGAGCCCTCGGACCCGCCCAAATCCGCAATAAAAATCCCCTTCACGAACACGAGCCACTGTGGGAATGTATGCCACCCTCAGCATCAGCTACCACTATGCCCTACCGTGCCATTGCTTACATCAGCCGTGCGATCTCCGGCCTTAGGATCACAGAGTTAGACAACTTGTTGGTTGATGCTCGAGCACACAATCAGATTGCGAACGTAACGGGAATCCTTCTGTACGATGGCTCGCGTTTCTTTCAGTATTTTGAAGGACCAGCGGATGGAGTAGACCGAATTTATGGTCGAATTCGGTCGTCGACACTTCATCACGACATACAGGAACTGCATAACTACCCCATAGACCTCCCCTACTTCACTCAGTGGAACATGGGATGCAAAGACGTTGATGGCAGTGTGCTACAGAAGCTCAGCACTCAACAGTGGGTACGGGAAGCCGAACAGCTTCAGCAGATAGGCCCGCAGTCAGACTCCCCTGCGTTGTTGGATTTGCAGCGGTTCTGGACAACCGATCAGCTCTAGATTGGCTGCCCAGCAAGTCGTAGAAACACCCATCGTCAGATTGATCAGGCCGCTAGCAGTTCATCTACCTCATGATTTACTTGGGGCCACACAAACAGCCGATAGAGAGAGAGGGTTATGGAATCAGTTGCCATGTACCTAGAGGGGCCAGGACAAGAGCGTCGACCAGTGAAGCTACTCTCCACGGAGCCAATGCGACCACGCCCGGGAGCTAGCGACGGAAAGAGGATCATGCACCCTAAAGGTGCCACCGTAGAAATGCGGACCCTGATCGATGACCAAGGCAAGATCGCGAAGCAGACCGACTTCGATGGTTTCAGGTTCAAGTACCAAGATTCCGACATCCCATGGAACTTGGTGTTCGGATAAGACGACAAGAGCCCAGCTACCCCCCCCGGGCTCTTGATATGGAGCAGAACGATTGAGCCTTAAAGAGAAAAAGCCCGGCGAACCGGGCCCCCTACTCCCCAGTAGAGGGGGCGGATCATGACCATCGCCCTCAATTCAGTCAAGCATTTCTGCGAAGTCCGAGCGGAGATAGGCGGGGTTGCCCTGAAGGCCTAAAGCAAACCGAGCTGCAAAGGGGGATATCTAAGGTCCTCGCCTACCGCTTGGGCCATTGGATTGAGGTGGTGCGGTTCTGCCGCTCGTTCGCTCTGGATATGCAGGACCTTGTGCCCCCGGTGTACCAAGAGGTCCGAAATCAAGCGCCGATGGCAGCGCCACCACAACAGCTCTGCACACATCAAGGCCGTGCGCCCTTGCGCAGCTGCGGCCAAGGCTTGCTCAAGCCCGTTCGCAAACTCCGCGCTGGCCATGTGATCCGCGTACCCCTGAAATGACGAGTTTCTCCACCCGCCATTCGGCGACCCCGGCAGCACTGATCGCCGCCCTCCTAATTGAGGAATCCATTCGTAGCCAACGCCGTCCCGGGGCAATTGTGAGCTCATCGCGTCGCTGCCGAACCACGGAAACTTTCGGGAGCCAGGAAACCGCCTTACGTCCACGATTGAGTCGATTCGGTGGGCTTGCAGAACATCGACAAAGGCCTCCCAGGCGTGCGTGGAGTGGCCAATCGTCCAGATAGTCGCCGGTTCGAATCCCACCTGACTACGCTGCAATTCTGTGTTCATAGAACGGGTGCCGTTTGTCATCGAAGATGGCGTACAGGGTCTGCAGGTCCTTCGGGTCTGGGTTGAGCCAGGCCTGCACGTGCTCGGGCTTGATGTTGATGATGGTCCGGTCGTGGCCAGCTGCTGCTACCTCTGGCTCCGGGTCATCGGTGACCGCAGCGAAGCTCAGTAGATCCGGCTCCACCCCCTTCGGATCCTTCCAGTGCGACCACAGGCACGCGATGAGCATGTCCTCCCCGGTGCGCGGGACGAACTCCAGCACCTGGTTTTCGCCATCGACCTCGACGTGCTCATAGAAGCGGCTGGCCACGACCAGCCCATGCGTATGTCCGAACTCGCCCTTCCAGAACCCTTCCAGGTTGTCCCGACGTGCGTTGTACGTCCCTGGGTACTTCGCATCGTAGGCGGCAGGTTTGCCGGCCGGCCGGCACTGGTAGCGCATCGGCTTCACGACCAGCTTGCCGTTTTCGCTGACCAACACTGGGCAGTAGTAGCCCGGGAACATGCGGAAGTCGCGCGCCTCGGGCTTCGACCGCTTCAGGTCCGCGATCTTCCGCTTGATCTGCTCGATCTTGTTGCCGGCGATGCGTTGCTCGTTGGCCGCCGTCTTGGTCGGCTTCTCGGCCAGCTTCCGCTCGGCGTCGGCTAGGCGCTTGGCCTGCTTGAACAGCTCCGTCTCAAGCTGTGCGACCTGCTCGGTGTCCCATTCCCGAATCTCGTTTGCGAGGCGCACCATGGCCGGCTCCTTCGACTTCAGGAACGATAGGTCCATCGCCCTGGGCGTCTTGGGGCGCGGCTTGTCCCCTTCGCGCAGCCAAAGCTTGGCGAAGGTCTGAAGGTCAACCACCGCACCGTAGTTCAAGACGAACTTCTTGTAGTCGGCCTCAATCTGAGCTGAATAGCACACGCATCACCTCCGTTTGACCGGAGCATAACGCCCGCCGGGCATAGGATCTGTCCATGAACGCAAAACTGACCCGCTCAGAACTGGACGACCGCTTGGACGACCTGAAGGCCCGGGCGGCGATCATCGCCAAATCCAGCCCGGAAGGTGAACAGGCCGAGGAAGTAGCCGGAGAGGCCGAGGTGATCGAACAATACGTTGCCCCCGAGGACTGGGCTTACTTTCACGGTTGCGTGGATAGGATCATCCGAGAGGCTGGGATGGTTGAGCCGGATAGTGACGATGAGTAGCCAGCAGAAAGCCGACTATGAGCTGGCGTTCAACGGAATCAGCCATGCTCTGCTGCAGCACGGCGAGTCAGAGGCCTTCTGGGAGGTCTGCGACGACGTCGAAGAGCGCCTGATTGACGCCTACCCGGAAGACGAAACGGCCATGATCGAGCTGGTCGCTACGTGGCTGGTGAAGCTCGGCGTAGCGCCGGAAGGCAGCCTGCATGGGCTCGTTTAGCCCTACAGGACCGCGCCTGCGTCCACTGGCCCGCTGATTGGCGCTGCAGCCAGGGATACCCGGATGCTGACACTGGACAGCAGCACGTCGGCCCACGGTCGGGTGACCGGCTCGCCCAGAACGGCCAGCAGGCAATCCCGCGATATGACGGACGCGGTTTCAGCATCCACCACCGCCACCGGCGCCACATGGGACAGCTCGGTCACCACTGGCCGGCCCTCCGCGTCTAGGACTGGCGCACCTGTGCTGTCGATCGCCCTGGCCTTTGTGCGGAATGCCACGCCCGTGGCCACACGTTCGCAGCTGCAGCTCGTGGCCACGAGAGCGCCGGTGTCCAGCTCCACTACCTGTTCACCAGCGAGGCACGGCACGTCATTTCTCTTCTCGTAGGTCATACCGCTTGCTGCTCCGCTGCTGGGTTCTTGGCGCCGCCGCCACCGCCGCCGCCACCGATCCCGCCGCCGCCGGTAGTGGGTGGCGCGCCTACGGCAGGAAACGTGATCTTCAGGGTGGTGATCGCAATGCGGCCATTGCCGGCAGTTGATGTGATGTAGTCCTCGGTGACTCCGAGATCCACAGATCCACCCTCAAGCCGGGGGTCGTCATAGAACAAGTAGATTGTCTTCTCTGTTTCAGGCGCGCCGGCGACCGACGCGCTGCTGGCACCGTAGTTGATCGTGGTCCCTCCGATCACGAGCGTGCCGGCGCTGACGCTCACCGTCGCGACGCTGTCGGTGGCGCTGTAGGTGACCGAGGTATCCACGTCCCACACGCTGCTGATGTTGGCGACTGAGTTCACCGGCAGGGCCAAAGCCCCTTCGCGGACCGTGGACCCAACCGTGTGCTGCAGCGTGGCCGGCGCCGACATGCGCCCGGTGTGATCGACGTTTCGGATCTCCACGTCGTATGTGATCCCCCGGCGCACTGAGCGCAACTCGATGTTCTTGCCTGCGGGGATGCGATCAACGATCCACTCCGTCCCGTCAACGCCGGCAACCCGGTACCGCAGCTCCTGCGCGATGATCGTCATGCCGCAGCCCTCAGTTCCGTGTGCAGCTCCGATTGGCGGCCGATACCGATGCGAACCACCGGGGCCACGATTCCAGCATCGTCAGGGTCATCCGCAATGGAGTCACTGATGACGCCCAGGACCACGGGCACCGGCACTTCAGCGTACGTCGTTCCCGTGATCTCGCTGACGATGCTCTCCGGCGGGTCCGCCCAGAAAGGCGCCACACGCTCGTCATAGCGAACTGCGGTGAACTCTGTCACTTGCCCGCCGTCGCTGTAGCGAACGCCCGTGACCAGCAGCTTCTCCGTGACGCTCTCTGCCTCACCGATCACACAGCCGTCGCCTGGCCAAACTCTTGGCTGCGGAGACGGACCGGAGGTCATGGGAATGGACTCCAGCCAGAAGGTGTCCGTCTCGCCCCCAGCGCCAACGATGCCCACGACCACGGCACTACCATCGCTGCACCTGAGCTGCGCGCTGTATCGTTTGCCGGCTTGGGTAGTCACCATCTGGTCAAGAACCAGAGTCGGCCTGCCGGCGACGTTACCGATGCTGACCACCCTTCCCCAGCCCGCACCCCACTCGACCAGGTCGTGAGCAACGTCGATCACGTCCCCTCGCGTGGTTCCGAGGCCGGCCACGTCGCTGGTGAAACCGTAGCTCTCCGGGCGGAACTTGCCCTGGGCCAAATGGAACCGCCCCACCCGCCAAGAGTGAATCGCGTCTTGCGCGAATCGTAGTTGCATGGTTTCGAACTCTGTCGGCTCTGGCAGAGCGGACGGGTTGCCGCGCGCATCCACTCCCCGGTAGCTGTACCCGTCATCCAAGACGATTATCTCGTCGTCCTGGTAATCCGCTGCCGGATTCTTGAACTGAACCCGCAGAGCCTGCGGCAAGCGAATGAATGGCCGCGACATGGTGAAGTTGTCAATCTCGGTTGGCATGTACGTCATGCTCGAAAGTGTCTCGCCCGAGTCATAGACGATGCTGTACTTGCCATCGCGCCGGCCCAGCGATCCCAACGAGCAGGACAACATGTCCTCGATCAGCTCTGCTGCGGTGGTGGCTGCGTCAACAACACCCCGGGCCTCAAAGCTGTTGACCTCGCAGAATTCAGCGTAGTCGGCGAAGGTGTCGAGATGGATGCGGCCTGCAGGCACGTGCTTGCTGAATGCGGGACACTCGGTCAGCAGCCAGTAGGCCACCCAAGCCGGATTGAGGTTGACCGCTGGGGCGGCCCAGGTGTCTGCGTCCCGGTCGTACACCCTCACCTTTTGCCGCACGACCAGGGAGAGGCTCTGCAGGGTGCCGTTGAGCTGGTCGGTGGCCTTGATGCGCATCGCCAGCTTGTTGGTGCCGGTTGTGCTCGGCAGGCCGGGCTTGATCGACCGCAGCGAACTCCAAGTGAAGTCCGTGATGTAGGTGTTCTTGGAGCTGCCCTTGGGCGTGTCGGTCCGCGTCACCCGCACTTCGTACTGCGCCGCTGGCACGTCCCAAGCGATGCCCGCTGCGAAGGCCTCGGCCTTCTCCATGCGGATAGCGAAACGGCCATCACCCATCGGCGTCATGTACGACAAGCGCGGCGTTGCCGGCGTAACCCACGCATCGCTACTGCCGGCCAGGCGGTACTCGATGCGCCAGTGCACGCCCATACTGAATTTCTTGCCGCTGGTGCCTACGCCGTAGAGCCCACCTGGGGCAACCAGATCCAAGGCGATGCGAGTAATCCCCGGGGCAGTCGTGCGCGTCACCACGTCGGTGTCGTCCATTGATGCGCCCACCGCCACCTCCGCCACATCGTTGGTGTATATGGTCGGCGTGCGGGTGATCTCGTACGTCACCTCGTTGTACTGGCTGAGGGGAGATTCGCCGATCTTAATGTCGGCCACTTCAATGTCGCCGTGCCCCAGGTCAAAGAGGCAGTACTGGTAGCTGCTCTCGCCTACTGCTTCGCTGTAGGGGATAGCTGCATGAGGCGGGTAGAAGCGCGATTCACCGATTACGAAGGGAATGACGCCCCCCGGGTTGATCTGGTTCTGCGTGCCGGTGAGGGCGTTCCATTTAGCCGACGCATCGTTACCACCGCCGCCGGCAGTAGGCGGCCTAGTAAGGGCAGAAATGGCAAGCGTGCCCAACATGAAGGCCGCTGTGGCTGTCGCGTATCCAGCAAAACCGGTCATGCCAAGGAAAGACCCACCCCCGATCCCGCCCGCGCCCATTGTGAAGTAAGTAAGCGCCGCTATTGCGACAATCGCGAGAACCTGCCGACCAGTGTTGCCATGCAGGCTCCGACGCGTAATGTGGATTGCCGTTCCTGGCTTCGGGCGAAGCCGGCCCCAGTAGGCCGCGGGCACCTCGTGCCCACCCACGCGCACGTCGAGTTCGTCCACTGCCAGATCAGTGCCGCCACAGGCCTGCAACAGCATTGCGCGCAGCGTCTGGCCGCCGTCAACGCGCACCACACCAACGTCTTGGGAGAACTCATGGGACCGGAGCATCAAGCTGTGCGTCATTTCTCACCCTTGTAGCGGTAGTAGCCCTCGATCCGACTGGACCATAGGGGCGATGAAAGGAACTCGATGCGACTGCGGGAGCTTTCCTCGACGTGCAAGAACCGACCGCGCCCAATGCATACGCCGACGTGGTCTGGCGCAGCACCGGTGTGGAAGACCACCACGGCCAGCGGCTCAGGCTTGGGCACCCGTTCCCAGTCCGTTGCCCGCTCAGGCTTGGCCACCGCCGGCAACGGCACCCCATGCGCCGCTAGAACGCGGGCAGCGAACACGCGACAGAAATGCCGGCCCTCATACGGGACCGCCATGAATGGCTCCAGGTTCACTGATAGAGGCCTTGCGAGTTGGTTGGGCCATACGACTGCGCCGGCACGCGCTGGTTGAGGAAGTCTTCCTCGTGTCCCAGCTGCAGGGTGACCTGCATGATGTCTGCATCGGCGCTCAGGACCGAAAACTCGCAAGGCCCGAGGATAGGCCTGTCTGGGTCACTGGCGGTGACCAGCTCAAGCACCGCCTTGGGCACGCCTGCGGCGTCGCGTAGAAGCCTGGTCACGTCCCGCTCAACGTTGTCGATCCGCACTGAAACGTTGGTGCCCTTCTCGTCGCTGTCATCGGGAAACTGGGGTTCGAACGGATAGGGCTGATAGACCCCATCCGACTTCGCCAGTGGCTCGGTGTTGTTGACGATGCGGAAGATGTCACCAGCGACTATCTTCAGGCACGGCAAGAATACTTCTGCCGTGTCTTGGGCAAGGATTGCTCGGGCCTGCGCTGGGGTCAGTGCACGAGGCATCAGAAAACAGATCCGAGAAAGGCACCCACCCGGTCTGCTAGTCGCTGAAACCCAACGCCAGCAACCGGGTGCAGTCCATCAGCCAAGTAGATCGATCCGTTGTACTGGTTGATACCGGCCGTGCGATAGAGATCCAGCGCAGGAAGGTGCCGCAACGCTGCAACCTCCCTGACCGCATCGGCGAACTCAAGCAGGAAGGTGCCGTTGGTGTTTGGGTTGGCATCCGACTCAAGACCATCCCCCGCACTTCGCCTGGATCGCCACATCGGCGACACAAACGCCACCTTCAAATGCGGATATGCAGTCATCAGCTTGGTGATCGTGTAGTTGATTGCGCCCTTGAAAGTAGCTGCAGTCGTGTCTCCATTTGCCCCGAGCGGATTGTCACCGCCCCAATCATTGGTTCCAAAGGCAATGACCACGTAGTCGACGGTCGCCCAGTCAGTTGCCGCCAGCGCTGCAGCCTGGGGGCGATTGTCGTCCCCCTCCAGGGTGAAAAGATCCTGAGCTGCTGTGGTCAGTTCCGAGTAATCGCCAGACGACACATAGTCGGCCAACTTCCACATGCTCATCTTGCCGTAGAGAATTCCCGATGCCGTGTTGTTGTGGAGGCCCATCCTGCAACCACCAAAGCCAAACTTCAGCGGCACACAGCCGAGTCTGGCCGCCACCCGCTCCGGGTAATCTCCGTTCTCCGTTATCGAGTCCCCGAAGAATGCGACCTTCTTGCCCTGTAGCGGCGATATTCCTGCCGACTTGGTAGGTGCCCATGGGTAGAAGACGCCCGTATCCGTTCGCAGCGTTCTACGCCATGCAACATCTGGGGTCTGCAGGCTTGAGTATTCTTGCATTACCCACGACGCATGCACGCTGACTTCCAGGTATCCGGAAGCTGGCGCGCCGACAGGCAGGTCAGCCATTGCAGCGGTCACGAGATATCGGCCGTCCGTCACTACATCGTTAGCGCTGCCGCTCGAAAGAGCTGATCGGTACGCGTTCTGGACTACCCAAGGGTTGTAGGTCGGGCCATTGTTTGGCCGAATCGACCGCCTCCAGACCGATGTCTGACCGGTCAGGCCGAAATACTCCTGCAGAACGTAGCTGTCGCTATTGAGGGACGTGACAATCAGCATGCGGCTGGTGGGAGCGCCTGCAGGGAGATCCGCGACTGAGCCTGAAACCAGATACCGGCCCGCCGCGACTACGGAGTTGACGCTCCCGCTGCTCAGGCTGGCCTTGTAGTTGTAGCCCCCCGACAACTTCGACGCGGTAACCGAGTTCACAGCGAGCTTTGAACCTGTTACTGCGGCTGCGGCAAGCTTTGTTTCAGTAACCGCGCCGTCCGTGAGAGGAGCCGTTACGGCCTTTATCCACGACCCTGACCCGCTTGCGCCAAGTTTCCGGTACGTTCCGTTGTTCGATGAGCTTGCGTCGTTCGTCACAACCGCCAGAGATCCTGCTACATGCGCGAGGTCGGCATTCAGGTTGGCAAGTGAATCGAACCCCATCATCCCGCTGGAACGGATGGCCTCAACATCGTCGATCTTCTGACTCAGGACCGAATCGGCGGCAGCGGATGCTGCGGAAGCCTCCGCGATCTTACCCTGCAAGAACTGCTCGCTATCTTCGATCAGCAAAGGCACGGCAGCAGGAACAGGCAGATCCGATGCAAGCGACAGAAACGACTTCCCGCCTTTAACGACGCGGACGAAATCTGCAGCACCCGCCGCGCTCACCGGCAGATCGCGCTCTGCAATTTTCTCGATTGTGCTCACGTGGTCAACCCCTCGTCGGTGTCGGTTTCGAGCTGGCTATCCAGCTCATCTGTCAGTGGGAACAAGCCGTTGAACGGCGTGCGAAGTTCGAGTTGGATATCTGCGTACCAAAGCCAGCCGCAGCCTGCCGGTGTATAAGTCGGCCGCTGCTTGAACGCGTAGACGGCGGGGCGCTTAGCTGGGTCGCGGAACTCAACCCACTGCATTGGCAGAACGTCGGCGAGCGTGTAGATAACCAAGTCCGAAAGAACTTGCACGCCTGCGCGGTTGAGCAACAGCCGGAAGCTGACATCCTCATAGGAACTCGTGAACCGTCGCCGTGACTTACTGCCCCCCGCGAAGGGTGAGCGGATCACGTTGTTCTGCTGCGGGGCATAGGTCACCCCTTCCACCAACGGAGTTGGCAGACTTGAAGGCCAAACTGGAATGGTCACTTAGCCCCTCGCTGCGCCTTGACGCTTTATTCCGAATGACTGGCCCATGACGGCGTCAAACCCGCCCCGTGCCATGTCCCGCTTCACCTCGCCGGTAACAAGCTTGATCAGCATTGAGCCGTCTGGCATGGACTGCGCTTGAGCGCTCTGAACTTCCTGCTGCTGACCGTTGTTCGTCCATTCGATCTTTACTGCCCCCGTCCCGCCCGAAGCCGATACACCAAGCCGACCATCGCTGCCACGCTTGAGCGGCATGATCGCCTCGGGGCCTGCCTCGCCGAACACGCCAGCGCCTTTGGCGAACGCAAAGTACTGCGGGCTGTCATACACCTTGCCCGAATAGGCTGACAGGCTTGGCGAGTCGTAGATGCCACCCTTCACATGTGGAGTCAGTCCAGCCGATAACCCTGCGTTGATGCCCTGCGTCCCACTGCTGACCAAGGAATTGCCAGTTGCCGTCACCCCTCCCCCCATCCATCCCGCCATCATGTTGCCGAACAAGCCGGTGATCATCTGCTTGGCCGCAATACGGGCAAGATCGGAAATGATCGAGTCAGCCAGGTCGGAGAACGACAGCTTGCCGGTCTTCACAAACTGGACGATTGAATCCTCTGCGGCTCCGAAGGCATTGGCGAACATGTCGCGGGATTGGCTCGCCACGTCGGCTGCAGCGAACAGGTAGTCCTCAAGGGCCGCGTTCGCACCCACTCGCCAGTCACCCATCAACGCCAGGCGCTGGTTCTGGAAATCCCGTTCCACCCCCAGCATGCGTTCACGGCTGGCCCGAAGTGCAGCCTCCTGCTCGGTCCACTCGGCAGAGTCCTCAGCAACACCGCGATCCCTGAGCCGCTTTAGCTCGTCTTCGTACTCGCGGTGAATGTCCAACTGCCGCCGCAGCATGTCCACAGCGTCACCACCTCGACCGTAGCCCATCAGGTCCAAGGTATTGGCACGTAGCCGATTCTCCTCGCTGACAGCAATCTGAGCGTTCAACCTGGACAGCTGCTCCTTGGCCTTGACCTCGCGCTCATGTGCTGTTGCCAGATCTCCACTGACGTCCAGCTGCTTCAGCATTGCGTTCAGTACAGTGCGACGCTCAGGGCCAGCCTTACTACCAAGGCTGGACAACTCCTGCTCAACCTGGATGCGTAGCCGCTGACTGGTCGTGAGCTTGGCCTCGCTCTGCAGCTGCTCCGTGTTCAGCGCGATCTGCTGCTGGATGCGCTTGGCAAGTGCAATTGTCGGATCATCCGTCTTGCTGCCAGCCGACCGCTTCTCTGACTCCGCGAATCGCTGGCGCGAGGCTGCGATCTGCGCATCAATGTCGCTCTGCTTCTTGCCCAGCGCGTCGCCCGCCGCCTGAATCCGCTTTTCCTCAGCCAGCTGCTTGTCCCGCTTGCTCAGGTTCTGGTCCTGCCAGCGGTTCCACTCGTCGTCTGCCTTCTTGCGATCCTCGCGGGCCTTGGACTCTTTCGGGTCAACAATTTCGCTTTCGTCCGAGTAGATCCCAGCCATGCGGACCTTGACCGGCGCGGCGGCGCTGGCGGCCTGAGCGCGGCTCATATCCCGCATGAAGTTGATGCCGCCCCATGGACCCCAAGTCTGCCAATCGGAGCGTTTTTTTAATTGCTCCTGCGTGGCTGCAAGGAATTCGGCGAAGTCTTTGACCTCGGCCCAAGCTGCGGAGGTTTCCTTGCGTAGTTCGCTCCACAGGCCAGCAAGATGCGGACGAGCTGCTTCAGCGGCATCGGCAACATCATCAAGATGCTGCTTATAGATGGCAGTCGCTTCAGCAGCTGCACGCGTTTCATCCCCCTCCGCAATGAGCGCATCCACCCTTTCGAGCTGCTGGCGGGTTAAGAAGTGCTCTGTCTCATTTAGCTTCAGAAGTGCGTCAACAGGAGACTTTCCGATCTGCTCAAACTTGGAGATCGTCTCTTCAATGCTCTGCCCGGTCGTTGCCTCCATACGGGCCGCAGCCTCAGCCACCTGGAGAAACTCATTGCTGGCGAATCGGCCCGACGCCGCCACGGCAGTGAGTGCCTCGACAGCGCCACCTTTCGTCACCGACTGCAGGTCGGCGAGCTGCTCAACTAGACCCTTGAACTGAGCAGTGCTCGCACCGGCATAGCCGCCCGTTTTGATGAGAGCAGCGTTAAAGGCCTGCTGCTCGTCCGCCCCCTCCTTCCATGCCACAGCCAATGTAGCCAGTACCGCTGCAGCAATCGTTGCTGGGTTGATCATGGCTGCAAGCTGCGTCCCCAGCGCCTGCGCGGCCGGGACGATGCCTCCGAACATGTCCTTCAGCTGACCACCTTGCTGCAGAAGGACTGTCATCGGCCGCTGCCCGCCCTGCAGGCTGACGACAATGTCCGTCATCTGGGCTGGCACACCACGCATGGCCGCCTGCTGCTGCTTGAGGCTGATCCCTTGCCTCTCTACTTCCGCCGTGTTCCTTGCGAGCTTCTTGGTGATCTCATCAAGCAGAGGTCCACTCGTTCTCAGCGAGGCCGAGTAGGCAATCTGTTCTGCCTTGTTCATGCTGACAATGTCTGCCTGCTTGATCAAGGTGTCGATTCGCCGTTTCTCGGCAGTAGCGAGCTGCTGATACTGCTGCTGAGCAGATGAGGACATGTCAGCCACAGATCGCTTGGCAGCAGTAATCGCTGAGTCGAACTGGGAGGTATCAACCTCAACCTCAATTCGAGCAGTACCGATGGCGGTGTCGGTCATGACTTTCCTTTGGGCAATAAAAAACCCGCCGTTTGGCGGGTCTCGTTTCTCGTTCTGGCCGAAGTTAGGGGTCTCGCCCCCACTTAGCCTTGAACTCTTCTCGCATCTGTTTGCATGTATTGGAATGGAAACGCAGCATGTCTGGCGTGTACTGCCTATCTGCGTTCATTTCCTTGTATCGCTTGTCGCAGAATTCAATGGCGGCCGCAGCCCGGTGCCGCTCGGCGTCTGCAACCGGGTCTCTGCTCCGCCTGGAACTGTCTATGAAGTACGCAAGTGCACCACCGCCAATAAGCAGCACCCCAATAATCACGAGCGCAGCTGTGGCTGAGGTTCCTTTTGCAGGTTGCCTAGCGATCTCTTGCTTGATGATGGACGTCGGCGCACCACACCCAGGGCATGCCGCCGCCTTATCGCTGACTTCCTTCCCGCATTCCGTGCATTTGATCAGTGCCACCGGCCAGGCCCTCGCTTCTGGATGGCCGAATGTTACCAAACCGCTAGTTCCTGGACGAGGCGAAGCTCGCAAGGGCCGCCGCTTCGATCACTCGGATGCCTGCCATCACCTCGTCCCTCTTTTCACCCTCAAGCCCCTCCCGGTCCATCTCGTAGAAGACGACGCCGTAGTCGAGCCCAATCGGGCCACCGGCACCAACGCGCCACTGGGTAGCGACCCTGCTGTAAATCTCGATAGGCAAGGCGCACTCCGGCCATAGGTCAACCTCGGGCGGCTGGAAGTGCTTGGCCTTGAGGCCTGATCCTGCAAGCTCGGCCTCGGTGGGGGCGCGCCAGTACATCGCCCCCACCGCCTCTGTCAGTTTCCCTTGCGGGCGACCTGCACTGCCTGGGCATAGCCGTGGATGATTGCCGTGTCCAGGCCGATCTGGTGCTGCAGCGCCAGCTCTACGCCCTCGGTATCCAGAGTAACGTCCGCTTCCCAGCTGCTGACCATCTCGAGGATCACCTGCGCCGAGGTCAGCTCGCCCGCTGACAGCTTGTCCACCAGCGCCTTGTACTCGTCCTTCAGCATGTGGCGATACGTGAGCTTGAGCTTCTGCTCCCGGCCCTGACCAATAATGGTCAGAGTGGCGTCGAACTTCTCGGGGGCTTTGACCTTGAACATTACTCAGCCTCCACCAGCGTTGCCTCACCCTGCGAAGTGAAGGTCAGTTGATTTTGCATCGGGTTGTTGGCATTCATCGACGGATTCGAGTTGAAAGCCAAGTAGCCGTATCGGTAGATTTCGTCACCGTCAGACAGCTTGCACCGCAGGACAACCGGAGCGCGCTTAACCGCCGCCGCCTTCAGGGCTGCGTACCACGGCTTCTTCGGGTCGTAGTAAAGCGGAAGGGTCAGCTTCTCGGCCGTGAGGCCAATCGGAATGCTGATCTCGCGCCCGAGGGGATCTTCCAGAAGCGTGCCCGTCCACTCCTTCGACTCTCCGCCCGACGTGGACGGGTCGCCCTGCTGGTCAACATCCACGAAGCTCGACGCCTTGTAGAAGGTCGCAGCTGCCTTGCCAGCTGGGAACAGGGTCACGTCGGAGGTGTCCAGGCCGCGCAACGGGACGTCACCAGCACTGACCTCACCTGCGACGGTGACAGAGTTGTTGATGAGGGGCCAACCCGATGCGATCACCAGGACGTCATCGGTCGCTACCGCGCCAGTCGTGACTGTTGCCTCTGCCGGGTTTGCATTGGAGATGGCCGATACGGGGATGGCCGCAGACAACGCGGTGGAGATGCCGAACACCGAACCATTCGGGAACTTGAGTGCCATTCTTGATTACCTCGCTGGGTCAATAAAAAACCCGGCGAGTGCCGGGCGGTGGTGGTTGCTCACGGGTCCGGATACCAGAACCCGAAGTCTTGTCTTGCGCTGTACTTCTTGATTGCGTCTTCGTAGCCGCCGACCATCGCGCCGAACGGCTCCGCGTTCCGCAGTCCGGTGCAGATCGCTCCCTCGATCTGGCGCATCAGTTGGTTGGCCTGCAGCCGGGTTTCCGCCCATACCGTGATCTGCACGCGGGCATGTTTATGCCCCGGCATCGCGCCTTCGCGGAACCACAGCGATTGGCCGCCGACCTGCTGGTAGACGCCGCAGGGATACTTGGGCGCATCTGGTGGAACGTCGGGGAAGAACTTCCCGCCCATCAACGGTCCAATCAGGCCGGAAAGAGTGGCCTCATAGGTCATCAGCACCTCCTCCGGCCAGCAGCTCGGGCAATCGCTCGCGCCCTCGTGCCAGCATCGCCTCCTTCGCTCGGGCCATCCCCCCGTCCAGCGCGGGGCGTAGAAACGGCGTTGCCGGAACCCACTTTGGTGCCGCCAGCTGAGCGCCTGTGTACCAGTTGCCGTCCTTGCCCTTGTAGCGGGCGTGGGTCTGCCAGTGCCCAAACTCGATCAAGTGCCCGTGAGGGGCCTTCTTTGCGTTCCAGCTGACCGCATAGACCTGCTTTGCGTTCGTAGACGCCTTGTCACGGTAGGCCACGTAGATGGATCGCTGCAGGCCGCCAGGATTCTTGCTGCCTCCTTCATCTGTCCCCACTGGCGCACGCATCTTGGCCTCATCCCGGAGCACCTTCCCGCCCGCGACGGCCATGGACCGGGCAAGCCGGGCGCGAACTTCACTCAGCTTGTCCAACCCTGCTACGGCATCCTTGAAGTCAACGTTCGCCTTGATGGTCATCCGGTGTTCCCACCCTGCTCGGTCAAGATGTAGGCCGCCTGCCTGTCCTTCAGATCCCGCGTAGCTCCCTTTACATCGAAGATCAGGCCGTCGTAGACGATTCGCATGCCCGCATCGATGCCCAGGCGGCTGATGGCCTCAAACCGCACCTTGAAGCTGTACCTAGCGATGGATGCAGGAACGCCCCCTTGCAGGCTGGACCGGATCGCACCCAACCCTGTCTCACCGGCGATGCCCGCCCATAGGTGATCGACCAATTCCCAGCCCTGCACCGGCTGCCCTGCTGCGTCTTGCCCAGCCCCGGGACGCTCGATACGGATTCGCCGGTTCAGTTCGCCCGCTCTCATGGCAACACCCGTCGATAGGGGAAGATCATCGTCTGGAAGGCCGGGTTGTCGTGCAGCTGCACCGGGACTGACGCCTCCGTGTTGGCCAACATGTCCCCCACCAGCAGCAGGATTGCGGTGCGCAGCGCCTCCGGGGCGGGGCCTGGCGTCGTGGTGAACAGAATGGGCCGCGCGCCTGCCTCGCTCGTCACCGTTGCAGGCTGGATCGGCAGCACGTCTCCCGCCCCGATAGGGCTCCACGCGTATGACGCCTCTGCGAGCGCGTAACCCGTCTGTTGCTCAACGATCTCCCGGGCTGCAGAAATCATCTTGCTGATATCCGCATCCAGAGCATCCCCGTCAAACCGCAGGCGGGACTTCGCCTCCGCGACCGTCACCGGCTCTGCAGTGGCGGCGGTCATCAGGTACAGCATGGCTTACCCCTCTTTGGGAAAGGCGTTGGGATGGGTATCGATCAGCCCGCCCAGGCGTAATGCTTCAGCGTGGGCTGCGGGAACATCAATTACCTCGCCAACCTTGCCCAGGTGGTTGTTGCTCAGCACCAGGGCCTTGACCGACTCGATGGGTTCAGCCGGATCAGCGTGCGATTGGTCGTCCTCGCCAGCGTCGGCATCAGCCTCCACCTCATCGGCCTGCGCAACGGCTTCCGCACTCTCCGCGACGCTGGCTTCGGGAGGCGTGGAAACGGATTCCACAACATCCGCAGGCTGACCTACCGGCGCAACCTCCGCCTGTGCCTTGGCGGCGGCCTGAGGCGCTTGGTTCGTCTTCTTCGACATGACTTCCTCCAGACGGCGGCCACTCTGGCCGCCGTCGTTCACTGGTGGATTAGGCGGCAGCGCCGTGCTGGAAGGTCTTCACCGCACCGCCAACGTCGATCAGGTTGCCGCCAGTGCGCATCCACGCCAGGAAACCGACCTGGCCCTTCTTGACGTAGGCCGAGTCGTTGAAGCGGAACATCGTCACCGCCATCACGTCGCGGATCTTGTAGTAGCTGAAATCACCGAACGCGATGGACTTTGCTGCTGCAGCCGGGGAGGCAACGTGCTGGTTGATCTGGATATCGCGGTTCAGCAGACGATCCGGCGCACCGCCCGGGTTGCCCTGCTCGTAGCCCGGGACGAAGATCGGGCGGCCCTGGTCGTCCTTCACCTTGCGGATCAGCTTCAGCATGTCGTCGTGGAACATCCAGCGACCGTTCGCACGGTAGGCCGTATCAACGCTGTGCTCCAGTTCCACCAGGTCGTCGTAGGTGATGACCGGCAGCGCGGAGACTGCGCCGATCTTGCCAACGGTGGCGGCAGTGATCAGGCCCATCGGCTGGCTATTGCCAGTGCCCAGCGTGTAGTGGCGGTTGGTGACGCGGCCCAGGCGCGACTGCAGGCGACGTTCAATGAACCCTGCGATATCGGCGGTGCTGTCCTGCAGCAGCTCCCACGGCACGGTCACGACCTTGGAGCTGTACTTGTAGACCTGCAGGCCCTTGGTGCCGAAATCAACGTCATCGTCCGTTGCAGAGCTGTTCTCCGCAACGATCTCGCCCTCTTCCGAGGTGCCGTCGCTGGTCGGGTACTGCATCGGCTCGCCACCGGCAGTGCTGAACACATCCGCCACTTGACGCATGCCGCCGTAGGCCTTGAGCGCGTCCAAGATCTGCTCGGCCAGGGTGGTCGGGACGGTATAGCCACCCTGCTCCGGGTTGACGGCAGGATTGCCGGACATGGCCGCGTTGACCTGCTTCCACTCCTCGGCGCTCAGCGCCTTGTCGCCACCACGCGCCCACTTGTCGAACAAGCGCACGTCACTCGACGCGTTCTTGTCGCCCTTGCCGCCACCATGCTCACGGACACCTGCATCATGCATGGCGTTGTCGGCGGTCAGATCCATCACCTTCTGGTGACGGTCAATGGCGGCATCGATGCGCTCGATTTCGGCCACGTTCTCGTCGTACTTGGCCTGGTTCTCGGCGGTCCAGGTGTTGCCAGCACCGGTGCTGGTGTCCAGCAGATTGCGGGTGTCCTTCGCCAGCTGGGTGCGGCGCTCCCGCTCGGCCTGAATATTGAAAGCCATAGGTCTTGATTCCTCTTTGGGCAATAAAAAACCGCCTTTCGGCGGTATCGGTTTCGGCAAGCGGGAGTCGCTTAGGCCGGGGTGCGTTCCAGCAGCGACAGTCGCCGCTCGAGCGCATTTCGGTGCGCCGTGATATCCCCGTCATCGGGGGCGGCGTTGTTCGGTTTGGCCAGCAGCGCAGCCGGGGTGTTGGCGTAGGCGGAAAGATCCCATTGATTCTTTGCCTTCTTCTTGCCAACCACCTCGACCACACGGTCGGCGAAGCCATGCTCCTTGGCCTCATCGGCGGTGAACCAGGTCTCCTCGTCCATCCACTGCGTGATCTGCTCCTGATCCTTGCCGGTGCGTGCGGTGTAGTCCGCAGCCAGCCCTGCATCGATCTTGCCGAGAAGCTCGACCGTCTTTGCCATGTCGGCTTTATTGCCCAGTGCGATGGTCCAGGCGTTGTGGATCATGAAACCTGCACCTTGGGTGATCTCCACCTCATCGCAAGCCATGCAGATTCCGGTAGCCGCTGATGCCGCCAGACCGTCCACATGGGCGATGACCTTGGCCTTGTGCTGCGAGATGGCTGTCATCATTGCCCGGGCCCCGAACACATCACCGCCTGGCGAGTCGATCCGCAGGTGGATGGTGTCCACGTCCAAGGCGGTCAGGGCCTTCACGAACTCGGTTTCGTCAATATCGCCCCAGTAGCCGCCGATCACGCCATGCAGATACACGGTGGCCTCTGCCCCGCTGGTTTCGGCGCGCAGCGGCTGGGATGCCGCAGCGTTACTCTTCGCCAGCTGCAGCAGCTTCGGAATCGTCATCGTTCTCGTCCTTCTTGGTGGTGTCGCCAGGCCGTGCCTGGTAATCCGTGGGGTTGTAGAGCCGGTCCCCGCCCTCGACGGGCGGCAGGTTCTTCATCCGGCGCACTTCATTGATCGTCATCCAGCCCTGTGTACCGGGGCCGCCGAGCGCCTTGCCGAAATACTCACCCTGCGCCTTTGAGTCACCGGCCATGAGGCCGTCAACGTTGTGCTCCACGAAGAAGCGCGAGGTCAGGAACAGCTTGCGGTTCAGCTCATCGCGGAACCGCTTCAGGTGCGGCCCCAAGGTGTGCTTGACGAAGCCGATGCTCATTTGCTCGATACCCGAGCCGAAGCTACTGGCCTTGGTCGTCTCGCCGATCATGTGCGGAGGAACCCCGAAGGCCCGGGCAACATCGATCACCTGCCACTGCCGCGACTCCAGCAGCTGCTGGTCCACGGCGGACATGGTTAGTTCCTTGACGTCCAAACCCTGAGTAAGGATCAGCGGGATTCGTCGGTTGCCTTGGTTGCCGCCGTACTTCTTCACCCAGGCATCGCGGAACTCGTCCTGCTGCCCCGTTGTCATCTTGCCCGTCGTGGTGATCGCCACCTCGGGCTTGCCGCCCTCGCTGAAGAACTTCCCGGCGTGCTCGTCGCCCTGCAACGCGATGCCAATGCCATTGCGCGCGCCCCACTGGATCACGGACATGGAGTGGATACCGTTGAATCCAAATCCCGGCAGATGCAGCACGTCGGCCTGATCGACGGTGAAGTAACCCTCCTTGTCGGAGAATGTGTACTGAAGACGGCGCTCATCGCGGGGCGAATTCCGTTCCTGCTCCAGGATCTGCACCTGGTTGCGGGGCCAAGGCAAGATGGCAGTCACCTGTCCTGCGCGATTCCGCTTCAGGTAAGCAATCCCGTCCCCGCGCAGCAAGACCTGGGCAACCAGGTACTCCCAAGCTGCAGCGGTCGGCCAAGCCGAACTCATCTGCTCGTTGAGAAGCCACCAATAGTCATGGTCGGCCCGCTTGCGCGACTCCTCCGTGCGCTCGTAGACATGTAGTGGCAGCTGCGAGATGGCTCCCGCGATCAAGCTCACGCAGGAGAACACCGCCGAGACGCGCATCGCGCTGTCGGGCGTCACCACAGCGCCAGATGCAGTGGTCGGATTGCCGAAAATCTCGAACATTCGCAGGCTGGAAGACGAGGCTGTCTCGCCCTCGGCCACGTTTCCGATTGTCGGCTCTACCCGGTCTCGCGGGTCAGGGCGCGGGCTGCTTCCAAATAGTCCAAGCATCAGTTCATCACCACGAAGCCTTGTGAAATAACGCCGTTCCCCGCTTCGGGGTTCAGCTCCATGAGCGATACCGCATCAAACACCGCCATCAGCGGGTCGATCTTTGCCGAGCCAGAGGCCTGCTTGGTGATCAAGATTGCATTCCCGCGCGGCTCGATCTTCGCGTTGCTGACACTCCAAGCCATGAGGGGCTGCCCGCTGTGCTGCAGCGAGCCCTCAGCTAACCGGCGCTCGGTTGTCTTGATTGCGCCGCCGAGACGCCAGCCTTGCGATACGGCCTTGATCTTGTCTTGCGGGACGCCAGCTTCCTCCAGGGCATCCAAGACCGCGCCAATGCCAGCCGGGTCAGCGCCGACGCCAGCAAGCAACCCGGCATCCTCAAGGTCTGCAACACAAGCGGCCAGCTCTCGCACGTCGTCGCCGATCTGCTCGACCAGCCCCAGATCACCGTCTGCAGCGAAGTCCCGCAAGCGCGGAGCGATATCCTGCCGCCGCTGCAACACAGACGGGTGCGCCCAGGCCCGCGTCCACACCAACCAGTTGCGGGAATCCGATTCACGCCCCACCACCGCCAGGCCCAGCAGATCGTCCAGGCCGCCGCCGTCTATTCCAACCGTGACGACCTCGCAACGGGCCATCAGGCTGTCCAGCGTAAGCCCCGGCAGCGCGCGCGCCAGCCAGTAGTCAGCACCGGCCCAGCGGTCGGACCTAAGCGCCAGACCAATCTCCACATTGAGGTGCTTGGCCAAGAACTCCTGCAGCTTGCCGTCGCGGGAGTTCTGCAGGCGTTTGAGCTGCCCCTCGATCCACTCCGCATTGACCGACCGGCCAATGTTCGGGTTGGTGATGTAGTAGTTCTGCGGCTTCAGGTAGTCCTTGGCCTCAACCATCGCCTGCGGGAACTCATAGAGAACGCCCAAGGTGGCCGGGTCCAACGTCACGCCGTCGCGCACATCCCGCCAATACTGCAGCTTCTCCTTGAACACGCCTGCGGGCGCATCGTCTGCCTGAGTGGTCAGGAAGATCACCCAACCCTCATCGCGGGACACCTGCCCGCCCAGCGCCTCCAGGAACATCGCCTGGGCGTTCGCTTTCTTGCCGAACAGCCATAGCTCATCGACCAGCACCCGCCCGGCCTTCTTGCCGGACACCGTGTCCGTATCAGCGGCCACCACCTTGAGCGTGTTCCGGCTCACCCGGTGGGTGATGGTGCGCAGGTGCTCCTGCACATGGAACATCGCCTGCAGCTCTTCGTCGGCGCGGATCATGCCCGCCGCTGGCTTGAAGCTGTTGTCTGCAACTTCCTTGGTTGGGGCAAGGATGAGGTGCTCTTCGTCCTCGCGCCAGCACAGAATGGTTGCCGTCAGCATGATCCCAGCGGCAATGGTGGACTTGGTGTTCTTCTTGCTGATCAGCAAGCCGTACTCGCGGATCAGCTGCTTGCCGGTCTCCGCGTCATAGCCGCCGAAGATGGCGCGCACGAAGTCGAACACCCACTCCTCTGACACCTCGCCAAAGGTCGGCTTGCCGGGCAAGTCCACAATGCGCAGCGCCTTGAATATCTCAAGGGCCTGCTCTGCTTCGTTCGGGTAGATCGGCGGAGGGATGATGCCGCGCTGGTCGATCAGGCGTTGCTCCCAGTCGGGGCAGGCCGTCGTCCACGCGGGCATCATCCCTTACCGCCCTTCACCAGTCGCATCGGCGCTTGTCCTGGGCCGAACTTCCCGGCCCCAACCACGCGCTCAGCAGCCGCCTGCTTCTGATCTTTGATGCCCCCGGCCTTCTTCGGGTACTGGTAAGGCATGAGGGCCTTCGCAGCATCCACCCGAAGCTTGATATCCGTCTCCTGGTCGTTCATTACGCCCTGCAGGAACTTCTGCGGATCACTCGTCAGCAGAAGCTCCGACATGTTCAGTACGGGCTCTTTGGGAGGACGGCCAGCACCAGGGCGAGCACCACCCGAATTCTCGCGCGGCCCTCCGCTGCGCCCCTTCTTACCTGCCATTTGCTGATTACTCCTGAATCGGCATAAAAAGTGCACATGCGAGGACAGGTGGTTTCCGGTCGAGAATCACTCTCACCTTTGACCCTCCCCCTACCCTTGCGTGGAACATCACCGCCGTGGAACCGGTCGGCCCGCCTTGGCTATGTCGCCCTGCGTCTTGGCTGCATGGCACTCAATGCACCTCACGCAGCAGTTCGCATCCGTGTCCTCGCCACCGTTGACCAGCGCCACGTCGTGGTCGAGCTCAAAGCCATCGGGGTAGCGCGTCAGTACGTTGCAGTCCTTGCAGGCTGGGTTGGCCGTCCAGATGCGCAGGCGTCGTGCCTGTAGCCGTCTGCCAGTGAGGCGCTGCCCTCCCGGGGTAGGAACCCATGCGAGGCGCTGGCCTGCTGGCTTGAGGCGTGGCTGGATCGTCTTCAGCCTTCCCATCGCGCGCCCTCTCCTCGGGTGGAGTCGGACTCCACATGGCACCTCATGAGCTGCGGCCCTCTGGCTTCGCCTCGCGCCAATACAGCGCGCGACGAGCCCAGTACTCCACCCGCTCCGTACTGGGCCTGAGTCCAGTCAGCTGGGCCGTGAGGATTACTCCCCGGACGTACCACTTCCACCACCAGCGGAAGCACAGCCGTCCAGTCACCTGCGCCATGTTCACTCCCACAAAAAAGCCCCGGGGTTGCCGGGGCTCTTGGTTGCTTGATTGTTCTGGGCGCTTACGCGTCTACCACCGACAGCTCCAGGCGTTTGCCCAGGGCGCTCAGTGCATCGGCGATTGCGTCCACCTTGGTTGCATGGCTCAGGTTCACCGTGCGATTGACTGCTTGCGGTGAGGTGCCCAGCCTGCGCGCCAGCTCAGCCGGCGTGACCTTCTGGGCCAGCATCTCGTTCAGCAGCAGCACCTTCGCAGAGAAGGCTGCAGCCAGCGGGATACCCACCTCACCACGTCCCACCTCGCTCGGCAGCGGAACCTGCCTGCCGTCCTCGAAGTAGAACTCCATTGCGGTTGCGAGGGCATCGGCAGCCATCGCAATGGCCTCCTCCCTCGTATCGCCCTGAGTGATCGCCTCGGGGATATCCCGGAACGTCACAACGAACCCACCGTCTTCCGGTGCGAGTTTTGCTGGATAGAGCATGTGATCAGATGAATCTTGCGAGTCCAAGTTACCGCCCCTTATCGGGGCGGCTCCTCGATACCCAGCTGTTTGAGGATGGCCTTCCGTGTGCCTTCCTTTAGTTCAGCTGCGTGCCTTGGCAGTGTTGATCGCTTGTCCCGGTAGATCAGCTTGGTGTGATTGGCTCCTTCCTTCATCACCACGCCTTGGGACTGCAACCACCGCCTAAACTCGCTTGTCTTCATCAGCCTCCTAACGTTGTCTTGTTGGGAGTAAGTATAAACACATTTGTTTATGCGTCAACACTTTTGTTTATAGCTGTTTGGCATCAGCGGGAGCGGCAAGCGCCTGATACCGGTCGATCACTTCGTCTCGCTCGGACTGGACTGACTCGACGTCCCGAACAATTCGTGCCGCACTTTCGCGGCGTAGTCGGTCTTGTCCTGCAGCTTCTGCGGCAGTGGCTGCACGCTCGGACAGACGGTCGGTTTCACATTGGCCCCACAGCTGGGAAAGCCTGCCGTGATCCCCACCATTGCCAGCAGAAGCCAGCCTCTCGTCGTAGTCCGCATTGATCTGCGCCTCTCTCTTGTCTGCCGTGTCGGCTGCCGCTTGCTGGGCCTGCGATTGCTTCTGCTCTACCGCCCTGGCCTGCTGCTCTGCCTGCACTTGCCCGGCCAGCTGCTTTACTTCCTGCTTGCCTGCGGCAATCTCGGCGCTGCGGTCCCGCCACTCCCTGCCCAGAAGGCAGCCAGCGAGGAACAGCAGCAGCCCTGCGAGGATCTGGGCGCGGGTCATTCATCGCCCCATGGATCGAAGCCAGCTTCACGCAAGACTGCCTTCAGCTCATCCCGCATCTCGGGGATCGCCTCATTGATGGCCGCAAGACGAATGTGATCTGGCATCGGGATGGCCCCGGCCGCCGCGTAGTTGTCCAACCGGTCGGCCAGCTGGCCCAAACGCTCAAGCTGATCGTCGTTCACTCAAACCTCCACGCCCACAAGGGCTGTCATGGGTCCATTCCTATCTCGCCGTGCCAGTACGCCAGCGAGGCGACGGCGAACCCGACTGCTCCACCGATCAGCAGCCAGACCATCAGCGAGTCCCACAGGGCTGGGGGTCTGCGTCAGGGTCGAAAGGCGGTGGCTCCAGGTTCGCTGCGCGCATCAGCCCTTCTAGGCGGTAGATGTGGTTCAACATCCGACCGCTGCGCTTTTCCAACTGGTCAACCTTCGTGGTCAGCCGGTCAAGCTCAAGGCGGACCGTTTCGTACAGCCGGGACTCGGTGGTCACCATCTGGTCGTCGCGCTTGCGGCCGAGCTTCCCGGTAAACCAGCCGGCTGCCGAAGCAACCAACAGGAGGGCCCATTCCGGCAGGCTCTTTGGGATCATGTCAGGCGTCATGCAGCGATCTCCCCGCCTGCTGCACGGTACGCCGCCAGCAGGTCATCGAGCTTCTGCTCATGCTGCCCATACCCGGCGCCCGGAAGGCTGGCCCAGATATTGCGGACGGCCTTGATAGCCTCGACCACCTGGCCCGATTGGATCAGGGGCAGCGCGCGACGTTCGCGGATCTGCTGCAGCGCAATCAGGTCTTGGCTCAACGGCGAGAAATCGCGCAGGCTGAGCGTCTTGCGGTATGAGTCGAAGTAGCGGCGCAGCAACTGGTAGCGCCCTGCTGCCGTGGACTGAATCCGCAACTTCGGCAGGTCTATCAGCACACGCGGATGGTCCGCATAGCTGGTGAACAGCTGGCCGCCGACGAGCACGTCGTAACCGCGATCTCGCGTCCGCTGTTTGCCGTTGTCGGTTCCTTCCGACCACGCCAGCATGTCCAGGAATGCCACGACGTTCACGCCGCCAGCCTGTTGGGGAGTGATCTGCGCCATAGCTCTCACTGTTGATGGGCAAAAGAAAAAGCCCGCACATGGCGGGCTGACGTTGGTATTCAAAGCCGGTAACCGGAGTCCGGCGCTGGCGTGAGCCCCAGCGGTTTACGCTCGGCCCGCGAACGGCCAAGCCATGAGGTCTGCTTCAAGGGGTACGCGAAGAATTCCGCACACCCCGGAGGCGTCCTATTGGGCGAATGTGTCGCCGGTCAGACGCAAGCCGCGCGCGCCACCGAGGCAATGGCGAGGCGCTGCATGGCGAACGGGGCAGGACTTGAACCTGCAACCTGCGGCTTAGAAGTCCGCTGCTCTGTCCCTTGAGCTACCCGATCAATTGGAGCGGGCTACCGGGGTCGAACCGGTGTATGCAGCGTGGAAGGCTGCAGCCTGACCACTCGGCCAAGCCCGCGAATCTCTGAAACGAAAAAACCCGGCGCGGGGCCGGGTTCCATCGGGATTACTCCGCGATAACGAAACTTATCGCACATCGATCCGATTCTGTCAAACACTTATTGCACGCCACATCCATCCTTTTGCTTCCGACACCCTATCGCGGTAGACGCCAACCTTTACCCCAAGCTGCGGAGCCTTTTCCTTCGGGCTCCCTGCAGTGCAGTAACGCAGGCGCAGTGCAAGGGCAAGATCCTGGTCAACTCGGCGCAGCTTGAACCATTCCTCCTCAATCCTTTGGATCTCTCGCGGCAGCGACCATTCACGCGGCCCGGGAGTCTTGGGGCCAGAAACCCGCGTCTCACTGCATGCAACGTGCGCAAGCGCCCACGCGGGGACTGCCCTCCCCGTCCCTGCTGCTGCTCCATGGAGCCGCCTGCGCGCCAGCCCGCCCCGGTCCATCGTCGTCACTTGGCGAATGGGCTGCACGCAGATGCGCGCCATTGGCGAGTCCCCGTAGTCGCTCGACTCGCTTTCCGCCTCCAGCGCCTCCCTCTCCGGCCCATATGCCTTGCCCCAGCGGCGCATCAAGCCCTCAAATTCCTCTCGCTTCACTGAGCGCCCCCTTTCAGTTCCTGGGTGATTTTTTCCAGCTGCGCAGCCTCCTGCCGGGCAATGCTCGCCGCCGTTCGATACACCTCGCCCACGAATGAGGTTCGACCACGGCCATGATTCATCACCACATCACTGCGCGCCGCTTGTTGCTCCAATCTGGCCGCCAGATTGCGAAGTGCCTTCGGCCCGTCTGGGATCAATTGACCTTGATTACTCATCGGCTGCGCCCCCGTTTGCCCGGTAGCCCCGCCTTGGGAGTGTGGGAATTTTCTTGCGGAACGCTGGCCTATCTGGCTCCTGCCTTACAGGGGGCGCATCCATCGGCGTGAACCGCTGCGTCTCCATTTCTGCCCGCAGGTAGAAATCTGCCAGCGCGCCGTTTCTGTTCTTGGCAACCTTGACCTTGACGGTGTGCCGATCTGACTTGTCTGGGCGATGCAGGAAAATAACCACGTCGGCGTCCTGCTCAATGGCACCAGAGCCACGCAGGTGCCTCAACTCGGGTTCGTCATCACCATCCCGGTTCAACTGAGACAACAGGATCACCGGAACTTTTAGTTCCTTCGCCAGTGCCTTGAGGCTTCGGGTTACGTGCTGAATCCCCTGCTCCTGCGTGTCGTTCTTCGGCAGATCGATGTAAGTCAGGTAGTCGATGGCGATAAGGGCCAAGCCTTCCCGCGACTTGAGCTGCCGAGCGCGCGCGCTGATGGCCTCAACAGTGAGGCCGGAGGAATCGTCCACGTACAGCCCAGAGGACTGCAGCGCCTTGAAGGCTGACGTGCTGCGCGCCCACTCTTCGTCCTCCATCAACTTGGGCTGACGAATGTGATTGGCATTGATGCCACCCAGGTGCGAGATGGCGCGGTCCGAAAGCTGCTCACCAGACATTTCAAGCGATGCAAACAGCCCAACGTTCGCCTGTGCGCCGGAGGTTCCGTGCAACATGGATTGCATAGCGAACGCTGACTTACCGATGCTTGGGCGCGCTGCCACGATGATCAAATCAGTTGGCTGCCAACCACTCAGAACCGCATCCAGCGGCTCATAGCCCGTAGCCAAGCCAGTCATCAGCCCTTCGGCCTCGAAGCGCCGCATCAGCCCATCTTTCGACATGCGGGCGAACTCGGAGATGTGCCGTGGCCCAGCTCCCAATGTGCGCGGCTCACAGTCCGCCACCAGCCGCCTCGCCGTAGCGAATGCCTCACCAGGGTCTTGTAGCGCAGCAATTGCGCGGCCAACGGCCTGAAGCTTCCGCAGGCAAGCCTTGCCTGACAATGCCTCCGCGTAAGTGCGCAGGTATCGCGGAGAGCCAACGGTATTGACCTCGATATCCATAGCCAGGTCGCCCAGGTGCGGATACTGCTCTCCGATTGTCACCGCGTCCGCCGGTCGCCCGTCCCTGATCTCGCACACCAGCGCCTGGAACAGCGCGCGATTCTGCTGGTCGTGGAAGTCTTCCGGAACAAGCACGTCAGCAGCGCTCCAGAATGACTCACGGTCGCGCAGGAGGCAGGCAAGTACCGCGCTTTCGGCGTCGTAGCTGGGCCGCCTCATTCGATCACCTCGGCTTCATCCATCAGGGTGTTTGCGATCTGCAAGAATCGGTCGTCATCGACCAGGGTTTTCAACGATTGACGCCAGCGCGAATTGTTGGGGTTCGGCTTATCACCTCTCAGCCACGGATCTTTAAGGCAGGCGTTGAAGTACATCTCCCAGAACTCAACAGGCGCATAGACAACATCGTTGTCCGCGCAGGTCTTGCGGGCGTCCCGATCAACCTGCTGCAGCCGTCGTGCGAACTTGGCGTTGATTGCCCTGCAGGCAATGCAGCCTTTGCGCTTCCCCAGGATCTCGTTGTAGGCATCTCGGATGATCTCCGGTACAGCCCTGCTATCTTCCGAATTGGCAGCCAGCTCCAGCGATTCCGCGTCAGCGGAAATGCCACCATGGATCTCTTGATGGTTATATGACGGATTGGGTGCAGCTCCTGCACCCCGTTCGGTCGTCATTTGCACCCCGTTGGTGTCGTCATTTGCACCCCGTGCCGATTTTCGGCCTGCAGCTCCTGCACCCCGTTCGGCATTTCCCTGCACTGTTTTCGACAACACCAGGTCGTAGCAAACTGGTCTGCGATCAGACCGATCGATGTAAGCGGCGACGATCTTCTGATTTCCTCGCCTGATGTGGCCCTCCTTCTCCAGCATGTCCAGCTTTGCGCGCACAGTCCGGGTGGAAAGTCCGGTGTCTTGGCACAGCCGACCGACCGCTGGAAACGCCGCACGACCCTCCTGGTCGGCGTAGTTGGCCAGGCACAACAGCACGTGGCGCGCAGTAGCATCGGTGACAGGAGCCTGCTCAATGGCCCACGCCATAGCTTGAATACTCATGCGGCGACACCCTCCGGAAAGGCGCGCAGGATCAGCGTCGCAAACACCTCGATATGGCGCTTGGTGATCCAAGCCTTGGGGGTTACCTGCTGCACCCATTCGAGTGCCTGCCGGAAATCGCGCAGGTAGAAGTCATACTCCGGCTCCACTCCGTCCGGATATCGCTTGCGGTCGAAGAACTCGACAGCGATTCGGCCATCGTCCAGGCGCTCGCCGAGCCGGACAAGCGGGAATTCGCGCTCTCGATGAAGTTGCTGCGTCAGGTCGTCTAGCGCATCCGCGATTGGTCGCAGGCCCGGCTGGCGCAGTGAGTGATTTGACACTGGGGTATTTAGGCGTTGCATAATGGCCTCGTTCGCACGAAGCCTCGGCACCTGTCCGCCAAGACAGCCGGGGCTTCGTCGTATCTGACGTTTGAATCGCTGGCAGCGATCCGCCTTGCGCCAGACACCCACATGGCCATTTCCACATGCAGGGTGGTCGCCGTCCTTGCCCCATCGCGCTCAATCCGTTGAGCGAGTACCGCTTGATCCCGTGCCGCTGCGACTACCTGGAGCCGAGCGCGACAGCCTTGCCCACTTCTGACTCATCTACAGCGGCGCCGAAAGCCACAACGCGGCCATCCGCGTCGAACCGCTCCGGGTACCGTTCACGCAAGAACATCTGCCACGGCCGCGGGATACCGCGCTTGCGCCATTGGCTAACCGACGGCTCACTGACCTGGCAGGTACGCGCCACCTCGCCCGTACCGCCCAGCGCATCGATCAGGACCGAGGCGTCTTCAATTTGGTTCTCCATTGCTCCATCCATTGTGGGTGCGGCACAGATTTACACCTCCTAATTTACATTGCAAGGGAAATCCGCGTAGCATTCGTAAATTAGTTAACGGAGCCTAATCATGGACCTAGCTTCAAGACTGCGACTTGCCATGACCCGAGCCAATCTGACGCAACTTGAGCTGGCGAAGGCTGCCGGCGTGTCTGCGCCCAGCGTCAACGGCTGGCTTAGCGGGAGATCCCAATCAATCCGCAGCGATGTCCTGGTCAAGACCGCGCGCGCCCTGGGAGTGTCCACGGCCTGGCTCGCTACCGGCGAAGGATCGATTGATGACCTATCAGATGCACCCCCACTCTCGGCCCGTGAGACGCCCCCCGGATACCTTCGCATCGAGCTCTTGGATGGAGGTGCTGGCATGGGTATTGGAGTCGTCAATGAGGATTTTCCCGAAGTGATCCGCAGCATGGACTATGCGGAATGGGACATCCGGCAGCGCCTTGGCTTCCTCCCGAAGCCCGGCCGACTAAAGCTCATCACAGGCCGTGGCCCTTCCATGGCACCCGTGATCAACAACGGCGACGTGGTGATGGTCGACACGGCTATCGACTACTACGACGGCGATGCTATCTACGTGATCAGCATCGGCGGCGAAACCCAGATCAAAGGGCTGCAGCGCCGCGCCGACGGCGTGTACATCGTGAGCGCCAATCCCCTCTTCCCGCCTTATGCCGCTCCCGACGATCTCCACATCGCTGGCAAGGCCGTCGTGCAGTACAGCGCCAAGCAAATCGCCTAGTACCTGAACCGTTCAAAAAATTAACGAAGGTAAATTTACATTTCCATTGCGTCCTGAATTTACATCTCCTAATCTAACCCCATCGCGCTGACGCAGAGCGCCACGGGGCAAGACGATGGAAAACGCAATCGGGGCAATCGGGGCAATCGAAATCGGCCGGCGGGTTCACTACCCCGGCGACGTGGCAAACGAGTCTGGCGACGGCGTAATCGTCGCGGTCAACGAAGCACTCAAGCAGTTCGACGCAATCCTGTTTGACGGTCGGAGCTTCCGCCGCAGCAGTTTCTGCAGATTCTCCGGGGTGCGCGCATGGCGGTTGCTCGATCGGCTGCATGGCCCGGCGATCATCGAAATGGCCAAGCGCAAGGTTGCCGAGCGGGACGCTTCCATTGCCCTGCAGAAGACCATGGCAAGCCAACAGCTTGAAGCGAACACCGCTCAGCTGATTGCTGCCAACCCCCACCTCACCCCTTGCACGGATCGGTACGACGGAAACATTGTCGGCAAGAATCTGCGCGCGATGCTTAAAGCCGAAGGCATCAAGGCCAGCGTCCGCAAAAGCGGCAGCGCCTACTACGTGCATGTAGCAACGAAGGTAAGCCCTGAGCGGTTCGCCGAGATCGACGCCATGTGCGACCGATTCAAGGCTGGCAGCTTCGATGGCATGACCGATTGCTACCACTACCAGCGCAGCGCCTGGGGAGAGGCCTTCGGAAGCGTTCAGTACGTGATTGTGCAGAGGGCTTCGGAATGAACGCGGCCCAGCGCTACGGGTTTCGTGTCAGGCACTTTCCGCACACCAATGCATACCGCTCAGCGGTCAGATTGGGAGGCGTCTGCACCGCGATCGCAGGGCTGCTCTTCGCACCAATCATCGGCGCTAACGCCTCCATTTTTTCGCTATCCGGCCTTTCGCCGGACGGACTCCCACGCTCGCATTTTGTCGAGCAAATCCACGTAACACCATCAAGGAACACCCAAGCCATGCGTAGGAAAACACCTACAGGCAGCGCACATCTACCGGGCGCAGCGATCCTGCAAATAGCGACCGGTGAAACCGTCCATATCGGCCCGGACGTGCAGGTCCATCTCACGCGAACCGCAGATGGACGGGCCGAACTCTCCATATGGGCACCGCGGAATCACAGGATCGATCGCAGCAAAAACTTTCGGCCAAACGAAAAAAGTGACGGCCAGGGCGCGCCAACGCCCCAGCCGTCGTGCCAGGCAGTTCCGTCATCGACCAAGAATCAGGAGTAATCACATGGCGAGCACCAATGTAACCGAAACCCCCGCGCTCGGCGTGACGCTGAGCCAATCGGACGAGATGTCGAGCCTGATCCGACGCATTGTCGCGCTGTTTGACGTGATTGCAGTGGGTGGGCTTTACAACGCGGCCGACTCAACTGCTCCCGCCATCGGTGAGCAAGGTGTGGAGTCGGCTGCGCGCCTGCAGCACCTCATCAACGCGATGGAACCTATCAAGAGCGCCGAGCTGCGGCCGCGTCTCGATAAGGAGCAAGATCAATGAGCCGCCCTAAGAAGGTCACAACTAACGCCGAGTTCCACTTCATTCCAGTTGACGACAAGCGGCTGTTCAAGATCGCCGAAGGTGTAGACACGATGTTCGCGCTGTCCGTCGCCGAACTGGCTGGTGATTTCGTCCATCGCTACTTGCAGGAGGCGATGGTGAACAAGACCACCGGCATAAACGTGGAGATCCATTACGACGACGTAATGGTGCTGGACCTGCTGCTGGAAATGGCAGCGGCACTGCGCACCGCCGCAGGAGCAACGGCATGAGCTCGAACATCTGCTACCGAGTCACACTCACCCAAGAAGGCGGCAAGCAAGATTTAGCCCGCGTGGTCAACAGCGTAGCCGCGAACCTGGCGGCAGTAGGCGGGACCATTGATCGAATCATCATGGACGCGCCAGGTGAATACTCCGAAATTGCGGCTGCAGCCTCAGAGCTGCTTCACCTGCAGAACTTGATCTTGCAAGAGGTCGGCCAATCCTTGCAGAAGAACGGCAAGGCAGCGGAGGTGGGGGCATGAGATCGCGTCCGAGTAGAAAGCGCCAGAACGAACTCGCCAACGCATTGGACGAGGCGCTCCTCGCCCTTTGGGACATCGCCGGTCTGTACGAGCTCCTGCAGCAAGAGGGAACTATCGGTGAAGCCGCATTCCCAGATCACGTTGCGTCAGCGATTCGCATGATCGGCTATCGAACGCAGACGGTGATCGAGAAAATCGAGCGCGTCCCATGAAGGCGGACGAGTGGCGGGACATTCCGGGGTGGGAAGGCAAGTATCAGATCACGATCGACGGGCACGTGCGCTCAGTCGTTCGTCTTGGCAGGTGCGGTGCCACCGGCGTGCGTAAGCGCGATGGGAAAGAGCTCCGCCCCTTCACCAAGGCCGATGGCGGAACTCCCCGGGTAACTCTCTACAAACCAAGCGGGAAACGGACCTGCCTGGTGCGGGGCTTGATCGCTCTTTCCTTCCCCGAGATAGAGCCCAGCAACAAACGAACCCGCACCGAGGTGCGCTCACCCAGCGGCCTACGGATGTTGTGGAGCACCCCAGCCTCGACAACCCAACAAGCATATGGAGGCCCCAATGCGTTTCGATGATCTCATTCTGGAGTTGCGCTCGGCAGCGGCGACCTTGCGTGCGCCCACCGGGTCTTTCCTCCCGGCGCAGGACCGCATCACCGCCGAACTGATTGACCGTGCTGCATTGGCCCTGTCGGAATCCCAAGAGTTCAAGGTCATGGCCTATCAGGAGGTATTGCCGACCGATGACCCGGACGTGTTCGACGCCAAGATCTGGGCGCTCCCGCCGGGCATGAAAGTGCCGGATGGCTGCACACCACTGTACTGGCGCGTTGGCGAAAACGTCCCGCACTACACGAGCCTCAACGGTGATAAGTGCTTCACGGTTGAAGACTTGGCACGCGCGTTTCCGCTTCCCCGTAGCACTTTGCAGTCGCCCGAGTGGTCGGAATTCCCCGCGTGGGTGAACTTCATCGCCATGGACAGTGACGGCCGGTGGCACGGCTTTGGCAAAGAGCCATACGTCGAGGATTCATTCGGCGGCAACCTGATGGGGTGGGATGTTATCGACGGCGGCAGCATGGCCTACCGCGACCGCAACGCCCCACACGTCGCTGGCTGGCGAGAATCTCTCCGCGAGCGTCCGGAGGCTTCGGCATGA